TCGGATCGTAATGGGCGAAAGCCCTGTCCCGTATTACCTGGCTTTTTTAGGTCTAGAAAGACCACAGTGCGTGCCGGCATATTTAGACCTACCGCAAACGTCTCCGTACAGAACAATGTTTTGATGAAGCCAAGGGCGAAAAGGATCTCTACGATTTCCTTGAGAAGCGGCAGGAGACCGCTATGATGAAACGCGATTCCTCGTTGGAGGAGCGGAAGGAGTTGATGATACTGTGGCAAGTGCTCAAGCGTTTTCATGTAAGGATGTAGATGGAAACCGATGATATGTTTGACTGACGCCTGCTCCGTTGTATCCAAAAGAGTATCCTTGAGTTGGTCGGCGTACCGCTCTGTCTCCTTACGGCTAAAGACGAAGAACAGCGCCGGCAGCAAATTACGGAGTTTTAGCTGTTCTAGCGCCTCATTCAAGGTATGGGTAAATGACTTAATTTTGACCTTATCAACCGATCCCGCAATGGACTCGCCAATCTTATGCGCCGCCTTGACGTGCTCTACCCACTTATCCTTTGCCTTAAGATTATCCTCACGCTGTTTGAGCCATGCCGTATAGACGTGCGGCTGAAACAGCGCCTCGTCACCCGTCTTCAACGGCTGAAGCGGCGACTGGGCTAATGGGGTGGTGTTATCATAGACTCCGTGAATAAGTGGTACAATACGATGCGTGGTCTTCAAGAGAACAATCGGATGCTGCTTCGCATTTCCTAGCCAAGTCGCAAAGATTTCAGGACTGTCAATGGTTGCCGACAAAAGAATGAGACGAACCTGGGGTGGTAGAAGGATAAGCGTCTCCTCCCACACGTGACCACGCTCAGGATCGTTAATATAATGAACTTCGTCAAAGATAACGGCGCCTAGGTTATCCAAGGAGATAACGCCCGCCGTGCCCAGCTTTGCCGTCGCCGTATTCGCCTTGAACAGCAGATTACGCAGAATTTCGGTTGTCATCACAATGATATCAGCTTCAGGATTGAACTTGATATCACCCGTTAGAATTCCTACGCTGGCTTCAGGAAAGAGCTTCTTAAGATCGTGAAACTTCTGATTGCTCAACGACTTAATCGGTGTTGTATAGAAGATCCTCTTTTGGTATTTTAGAGAATATGCAATCTGGTACTCACCTACTAGGGTCTTACCACTGCCGGTCTTCGCTGTCACTAAGACGTTATCACCGCGGTGAATGGCTAGGACTGCCTGTTGCTGCCATACATCCAAAGGGAAGGTATAGTTAATAGCTGGATTTTGGGGAGGATAATCTGCTGGAGCAATTTGTGTAGAGGGCACCGATAGGAATGCCATTGTTGTTTGGCGACTTAGGGGGGCGGGTGTTTTCAATTTTTGAACGGTTTGATTAATATGAAGGGTACTTGAGACATATAAAATCTTCTGGCTTTATCGGTTCACCACGGTTAAAATTCCTATCACTATAATTAAATATGTATTGGTCGCCTATCTTTTGAGGTATCCGCTCCCATACATTAAGTTGTAAATGAAACAATATGTTCATAATTGTCATCTCGTTACAGCCGCAGAGTGGATACTTATTCATTGCAACTACCATATTTGCCACCGATACCTTATCTAGAAGAGCAGTATCGTATATAAAAATACCGTTCAAGAAATCCTGTTTTTCAAACAAATGTTTAGGGTAGTCCGCGTATAGGACCGCTGCCGCTTCAGGATTTTCCTTATCACGAATCTGTGTAGAGAGCTGGTTCGTTTCGCTGTACGGATCACCGCCGCTTGGTGCTACAAATTTACCTTGCCACGGCAGTGTAAATAGAATATGTATACTGTTATAAATGCGCATACCGGCATCCATAAACAGCACACGATCCCATTTACAAAAATACTCGGAAAATACATAAAACTTATCCCACTGGGTAAGTTTTCCTAGATGACGGTTATCACCTGAAGTTAATGGATACTTCTCGTACGATTTAACAAGCAGCGATGTATCCACGTGCTGTACTCGGTACTGCTTTACGCTGTATTGTTCTAGAAATTCCTCGGGGGCGTTGTAGTCCACTGTAATAAGTACCGTATCACCGTACCATTTACCTGCTGTGCGAAGTTCTTGGATAGTAATCTTTGCGTACTCAAAATATCTCTCATCGCAGAGTGTTACAAACACTGTTTGATGAGCCATTTGTCTTTACGACGTTATTTATTTGCCACGCGCACCGCGTAAGACTTCAGTCTTATCTGTGAGATTAATAGCTAGTACACGCTTTACGAAGTAGAGCACCTTATCAATTAAGTTACGCTGGAATAAAATGAGGACAAGTGCCATTACTTCGCCGCCGTCTAATTCCTTAAGCCGCTCATGATGAAAACCCGCAACGCCGTCCAGAGGAAACGGAATGAGTTTTACAAGATTGCGTAGAATATAGGCAATAATGCCTAAGGCGAATAATTGAGCTACAATCTCTAAGAATAATTTCCACAACGGGACTTTGGTAAAATTTTCCTCCTTAAACTCGCCCATCACTGCATCAAATCCTTTTGCCGCCGCCAATCCAAGTACAAAAAAATAGATTGTCACTAGACCAATATCTAGAAGTTTAACTAAAACAAACGCGGGGGTGTACGCGGCATCTTTTGGCATCTCTTACTCTATGCTGTGATTAAAATGGTCCTAAAACAGTCGGAGCCGTAAAAACTGCCAAGGCATCTAGAAGCCTGGTTTTATTTAGAATCATCGCTACGTGTCCCTCACCGCACTTGAGAAACAGCCGTTGCGTATCTTCAGGCGTATAAAAATTATAAATACGGCAAATAATCTCCATCAAATAAATAATATCTTCAAAACAATAGCCGGCGGACCATAGATTGAGTAGAATCTTTAAAGTATTTTTACGATTTCCACTGAGTGCGGCATATCCTAGTTGTTGAAGTTGTCCTACCGGTGGTGCATTGACAATTGCCTGTACATCCTGCCCCGTGACCTGCGTCAGTCCTGAACTTTCTAACACTTGGTTAAAGAGCTTGTAGAGTCGTGCATTGCCTAGCGCCATACTGATCATCCACGATTCCGCCTCCTCGCTCACCTTAATCTTACTCTGGCTACGAAAGAATTGTTTATTCATCATAAGATTGACCGGCATAAATTGGAGCATAACACATCGGCTTTGTAGGGGCTCAATAAACGGCTCGCAACCGGCGGCGACAAACAGAAAACGTGCATACGGCTCGTAGTTTTCTAAGATTCTTCTGAGCGCTTGCTGTGAGACAACGGGGACCGAGTCGGCGTCGTCCATCCATACCCACGCCTTCACTTTCGGATACCGGCGAGTGCGCTTTACAAACTCCGTCAATTGTCCACGAATGGTACCGATACCACGGTCGTCCACTGAGTTAAGAAGCAAAATGTAATTTCTATGCTCCTCCTCTGGCACGGCGTTCTTTGTCAGATAAGAGTGAATAAACGCACGCGCAATTGAGGTCTTACCACAACCTGGTGGTCCCAGAAACATTAGATGCGGTGGATTATCAATATGATTTTTCAAGAAATTTACAATATGGTCTTGACAAATAATAGAATCCATTCTGTTGTTAAAGTATATGAGGGGTTGTTTTAGACCTTCGGGACTAGACCCCGTAGTCCATATATTGATTTGAATTATCGCTAAAACTGCCACGCTGTTTTCCCAGCCTGGTCATAAAATAGAACCACTGCGAAGTCGGCTGTAATTTTTTCCAGCATTGATCGTTTGCATAATGCCAATGCTGTCCTGTGCTTTCTAACAATGGTATTGCGTGGCTGAGGGTGTCAATAAGTTTAGGGTAAAAACTCCAATTTACAATATATCCTGACGCCGTTTGGGCTTCGGTGACTCTGCCTACAAGGTCATTGTATGGTGCGGATGCTTTAATATTGTAAGATAGCATTAGAACGTCCCACGGAATATTAAGGTCCCAGAACGCCTGAAGGTGCTGGTTGAGAGTCTCTTTTGGTACGAGAAACTGGAAATCGTCTTCTAAAATCAGCACATTCTCCCAACCGGCTTCTTGAGCATTTTTGAGAACGGCGAGATGCGAGAGTCCGCAACCGACGATACCAGGTTTTTTGGCAATAGCATTGAAACGTTCGCCGCTCAAGCCGAATTGGGCGAGTTCCTGTTCTATCTCTTGCCGACGGTCTTCTCGGCGCTCTAGATTTATATATATTGTTTTTGCGATTTTATCCATTTTTGCTTTTATAAATCTTTGTACATTTAAACCGGTGTCTGCGTTTCTAACAATAACTATGTCAGGTGATTTATACCAGCGACTTGGCTTGGCGCGCGGGGCGTCTGCGGATGAAATCAAGAAGGCGTACCGTAGTTTGGCGCGCGAGCACCATCCTGATAAGGGCGGCGATCCTGAACAGTTCAAGGCTATTCAGGAGGCACACGAGGTGCTCTCAGATGACCGACGTCGTCAGGTGTACGATATGACGGGGTCGGTCAATGAAGGTGGCGGTGGCGGCGGCGGTGGAATGGGCGGTATGGCTGCCGGTGGCGTTCCCTTCTTTATGAGTCAAATGGGACCGTTCGGTATGCCTGGTGTCAACTTTGATATGGGTGATATACTTGGTAGTATGTTCGGCGGTGGTGGTCGTCGCCCGCAGCAGCGTGGCGGCAAAGGTCCTGATAAGCGCCAAGATGTTGGTCTGCGGCTAGAGCAGTTCTATAAGGGCACCGATATCAAGCTCAAGTTCAACCAGGCGCGTCGTTGCGGGATGTGTAATGCGACGGGCGCTGAGAGCACCGAGCCCTGTGGTGCCGGTTGTAACGGCAGCGGTTTCCGTACGGTCCATCAGCAAATCGGACCTGGTATGATGGTCCAGTCCCGTGCACCGTGCGATGCCTGCTCAGGATCCGGCAAGCGCGTGATTCGTGCGTGTAAGGGGTGCCAGGGTAAGAAGTTTATCCAAAAGGAGAAGATTCTGGATATCAAAGTTCTGCCAGGAATGGTGATCGGTGAGTCTTTGACATTTGCCGGTGAATGCTCTGATACACTTGAGTACGATGCGCCTGGTGACGTGATTCTGGACCTCAAGTTGGCGATGGACGGTCCGCCCAAGTACGAATGGCAGGGGTCCGATTTGACCTACAAGCACTATGTATCATTCGCCGAGTCTATTCTTGGATTTGAGGTGACGCTTGCCGATCATCCATCTGGAGAATCGCCTAAGTACATTTGGCACGGTGGTCCGCTCATCAACGGTTCTGTGCTCAAGATGGAGGGCGGTGGAATGCCAAAGCGTGGTGGAGGCTTTGGCGTACTCCATCTACAGATTTGCGTCCGCCCTCCTCCTACGGTTGCGTGGTCCGCCGAAGACGCGGCGAAACTAGCAGGAGTTTTGGGAGCACCATCGGTCACAATAGCGACTGAGGGCGTCAAAGAGCTGGCTCTAGGTACGGCGGAGTCGGTCTTTAATTAATTGGTTTTTGTTATATTTATGATACTTCAAAGGTTGAAGAATCATATATAGGTTTGAATAGAGTGTTTACCACGCCTTGAGCGTGCGGCGGCTGCGACGGCTCTTCTTATTATTCTTACGGCTCTTCTTGTTGTTCTTACGACTGTTCTTCTTGTTATTGCGGCGTTTGCGGTAATAAGAACCACCCGTCGCCGGCGGCGGCGTCGGCGGTACAGGCATCGCGCCGGGATTGTGGTTCTGGTAAGCAATCTGGTTCTCATACGCCTGCTGCGCATACGAGTTCGCCGGTCCCTGGAAGCTCGGCACCACCAAGTTCTCCGTGTACCACTGGGGGTTGAGCATCGCCGCCGGCTCCTCCGCAGCAGTCAGAAGCATGCTCGGCATAGAAAGGGGCGCCATGCCACCACGGTGCTTGCGGGAGGCACGGCGGCTGCGGCGACCGCCTGTCTGGTTGCCATACTTGCCGATAAACTGCGGGAGCTCTGCGAACGAGGTATCCAACGCACCAATACGCGCCGAGGCGTGCATGTCCTGCGGTAGCATCTCACTGAACTGGTTCGGGTAAGACGCCATATCGCCACCACCGCCACGCATCTTGCGAGCACGACGCGAGCGCTTGCCTCCGTGCAGGGGCTTTGTAATACGGTCAAACTCCTGACCCTGCGTCAGGGAGTTAGCCGCACCCAGGCTGTTCATACACGCTCCGCTCGTGCAACCATCCGTGTACAACGACTTCGGGTTGTATTGGGGAGCATAAAAGTTTGCGCCGCTCATATTCTAATTAACCGCGTGAAAAAAGTTGGGCTTAGGACGTCGGTGCAGAAATAGTCCGCTTTGCGGTCTTACCCGAAATGAGGTAAATAGAGTTCTCCGTCACCACGATAAAATCCTCATTCACCTTGAAGATCTTCTGAATGACCGACGTGTACTCCTCCTCTGAGCGCACCAGCATCTTCTCCTTCGTAGTACCATCCTCACCTAGGAACGCCTTGCCCTCGTGAGTATCATTGTAATAATCAAGCATAATCGGCTTGTCCTGCTCTACAGCGAGCCGGGCTGCGTGCTTGAGCGTCTTCTCGCTCGGCAGCGGGGTCTCTACGGGTTGTGACTGAACGGGCTGTTGAGAGCCGGGCGTGGACATAGGTTTCTGTTCGGGACCATGAACCTTTATTTTGCGGTTTTACGCACAATATTACGAGGGCACGGATGCTGAATCCATCCAGATTGCGCCTTTGCTGGCTTCTGGGTCCCCTTTGGCGCCGGTGCTGTCGTATCCGGAGGTAGAACATAGACCTTTCGTAGAATCTCGTCCGCGTTGTCCGTAAATACATTCTTGATAAACTCATACGCTTCATTGATTTGTTCCATCGCCCGTGCACCCGTAATAATCACTTGACCCGTCTGAAACGGACTAATTGTAATCTTCTTACATTCACCGAGTTTGGATCCGTCGCCCGTACCCTTACATAGAGTCGGACAACCACAAACTCCAGGAGAGGTACCTGCCGGACGTTGCGCGTTATAAAAGAACTTTGTCTTCACACCCTGATAAATCGCCGATTCGTAACTAGAATTGAGATTGTACGTTTCCGACAATATACGATGCAGAACATCGCGCCGTACCTTTGCGCCAATGCTGAAATCCGTATTAATGAGTTGAATTTCCTCCTTAGTAATCACTGGGGCTGAGGCGAATACGGGGCTCTCCGTATAGTTGCTTGTAATATGAGTAATAAGCCAACGAAGAGTATCACCGCTCATATCAATACTACGTACACCCGTCATCTGTACACCACCGTTACGAAACAGTTTCACGTTGATTTCCTTCCAATTAAATGGTGAAATCTCACGGCGGACTACTAGCGTCGCCTGATTGAAGAATGACTTCTTCGTCTCCTTTTGCTTGAGCATAATATCCTTAAAACTCGTACCCTTTGTCGTACCCTTGAACTCCATCTTGAGAATACCATCCGTGAGGTCCCAATAAGGAATAATACGGATTTGGTTGAAGAGGGCATCTAGGTGAATAATCGTGCCCAGTTGCGCCGTTGTCGTGATTGTACTAATTCGCAGCGGCGAGAACGTCAGCGTCGGTGCGATAAAATCCA